AGCAGTTTTACTAACGGGATGTTTTGCAGCTCCGGGTACGGACACGACAGAAGATGTTAAGATTAAAATAATAGGAGTGGAGCAGGAAGTATATTGTGGAGCAAAAGGGGCAATGAAGGTAGTAGATTATAAATGCCCTCCGCAATGCCCGGCTTGTGATAGTTGTTGTGAGGAATGCGAAACCTGTCAAGAGTGTGAACAGTGTCAGAGTTGTGAGGCTTGTCAAGATTGCCCAACCTGTCCAGAAACAGAAGATTGCCCGAATTGTAGTTGTGATTTAGAATGGGGAGATCTTTATATATACTTTAATCAATGTTGTGAGAATGTTTGTGTGATAATTACCTTTGAAGATAAAACTACAATAGAAGAATGTTTTTGTATAGATGGGAATGGAGAGGCTAAAGTGAGATTAGCCAGACCCGTGCAAAGGGTTATCTTTGTAGAATTGATTAATATAATAGTTAAATAAAGAGTATTGCCATACTCTTTTATTATAAAATTTGAAAGGAGGTAATAAATTTTAGATGGGAAAATATAATTGTTGATTAATAGAATAACTTGTGATATTATATTTGTGAAGGGTAAAAAACACGATGATAAATGAAATTAAAAAACTAAAATCGAATATAAACCAAAAGATTACTAGATGTAATCGTGGCTTGCTTTGTCGTGATAGCAAGTTTACCCTTCTACATCTGGTTTTTCTTTTGGTTTTTTTATTATAAAGGAGTTAACATGCAAGTAATAATTGATAAGGAATTCCATTCACTTATACCATCGTTAACAACAGAAGAATATTTAGGGCTTGAACAAAGCATAGTTGCAGAAGGTTGTAGGGACGCTATTGTTTTATGGCAAGGTATAATTATAGATGGCCATAATAGACATGAGATATGTAATAAAAATAATATCGAATATAAAACAATCGATAAGGAGTTTGATGATCGAGATAAAGTTAAGGAATGGATCATACTAAACCAATTTAGTAGAAGGAATTTAAGTGCATATCAAAGAAGTGTTTTAGCTTTGAAATTAGAAGGGATATTTAAAGAGAAGGCGAAAGAACAGCAAATAAGAAAACCTGAATCTGTTTCGCAGATATCTGCAGAACAAAAAATCGATACACGCAAAGAACTTGCCAAAATTGCAGGGGTTAGCCATGATACAATAACAAAGGTTAAGAAGATAGAAGAAGAAGCACCAAAAGAAATAAAAGATAAAGTAAAATCAGGTGATATTACTATTAATAAAGCATATCAGGAGGTTAAAAAAATACAAAGGGGGAATGAGCCTAAAATAATATTACCTTTACCTGAAGGAAAATATTCAACGATATATATTGACCCTCCTTGGCCTGTTGGCTCTATTGTAATGGATAAATGGGAGAGTTCAATAGAAGATAAATATCCTACGATGAGTTTGGAAGAAATAATGAATCTACCCATAGAAAGATTATCTTCAGATAATTGTAATTTGTTTTTATGGACAACACACACCTTCTTACCAGATGCACTGGAAATTATTAAGAAATGGAACTTTAAATATTATTGTTTAATAACTTGGGATAAGGGCAATGGATGGACACAATGTGGATTTAATAGAAGAACGGAATTTTTGATTTATGCTTATAAGGGGAAAATACTTATAGATTATTATGGAGGTTCGATACCTACCTTAATTAGTGAAACCAAAACATATCATTCTAAAAAACCTGATAAAATAAGAGATTTAATAAAATCTAAAACACCAGATGGAAGATTGGAAATGTTTGCAAGGGGAAATTTTGAAGGGTGGGTATGCTGGGGTAATGAAGTAAAGAAAAATGATTGAAAAATATGTAGAAGGATTAGAAGGAGAAAAGGTCATAAGAGATTTTTTAATTAAGAGAGGAATCCATTTTTTCCAAGCTGATTTAATATTTAAAAGCAATGGGAAATGGTATTTAGGAGAAGTTAAACATCAAGAAACTTTTAAACCTCCTCCTTTTTATGGGCATGGTCTTCCTTTATGGCAAGTAGAGGCACGATTAAATTTTCAAAAAGAAAAAGGAATAAGAATTATGCTTTTTATTATAGACAAAAAAACAAACATAGTTTATTGGCAATTTATGGATATATTAATTAAAGGGAGAACTTATCAAACCCGTGGAGCAAAACCAAGAATAATTTTCCCCTTAGAAAATTATAAAATTCTTATATAACTATAAAGGAGGTGAATTGCCACGAGTAAAAAACGCTACATTGACACAAAATTCTGGGATGACAATTATATTATGAATCGAGATCCAATAGAAAAACTTCTTTTCCTATACCTGCTTACCAACACACTTACAAATATTATAGGCATTTATGAAATATCTTTAAGGAGAATTGCCTTTGATACCGGAATAGATAGCGAAATGGTTAAGAAGATATTAGAAAGATTTGAGTTAGATGATAAGATTAAATATGATAATAATTGGGTAGCTATAAAGAATTTTGTTAAGCATCAATTAAATAATCCTAAAATAAATGTTGGGATAGAAACCTTAATAAAAGAAGTTCCAGAGGATTTATTTGAGTGGGTAAATATAGACTATGATAGACTATCGCATCTTAATACTAATACTAATACTAATTTAAATACTAATACTAATATAATTCTAATTGCAGATGGCAAGAGTGACGATTTCAAAAAAGTATGGAAAGATTTTATAGAGATGAGAAATAAAATTAAGAAACCTATGACATTGAGAGCAGGAGAGATGATCCTTAGTGAATTAAATAAATTAAGTAATAAAGAAACAGAACAAACTGATATCCTAAACCAGTCTATTATGAATAGTTGGCAAGGGGTATTTCCACTAAAAGAAAATTATTATAGAAAAAACAATAAGCCAAAAATGACTCAAGAAGAAGCCTTAGAAAAAATGGAGATAAAAGAATGAATAAAAATAACTTCAATAAAATGATAAGCCAATTTTCAAAAGTCTACGAGAAAATATTAGAGCCGGAAGTTTTATCTATCTATTTTAACCTATTTAAAGAAATACCGGATAATCAAGTAAAACATATTACTAATGAATGCTTGAAAAAATGTAATTTCTTTCCTCGTCCCGCTGATGTATTTTCTTTTTATGATGAATATGCTTCTGAAAAAAGAGAAATAATAACAGCGGGTCAGGAAGATATGGAAAGAAGTAGGCAGGGGATAAGAAAATTACGTGAACAATTCGGGACCAAAAAAGAACCTATGGGGGTTGGGGATATTATAAAAACAATGAAACCAAAAGTAGTAAGTCAAAATTATCCGGAAAGTGAGGAGTAAATGCTAATTACAAACATACTGCTGGGAATTATAATTTGGGTATTAGTTACAATTCTCGGTGGAGTAGTTGATATTCAATGTAAATTAGGTAAGGATCATCAAAATAGAAAGGAGGTGAATTGATGAATAACAGAGAAAGATTATTGTCTGGATTAAAAACCTTTATATTCATGGCAGAAAAAAACGATAGTGAAACAAGTGAAATAATAAAAGATATAAAATCTTTAATAAAAGTAATAGAAGTATATGAGAAGGAGGCGAAAAGCGATGGACGTTAAACAGGTGATAGAGTGTATAAAAGATAGATATGACGATGTTTGGTTAGAGGGTAATTGTAGAATAGGGCAAGAAGAATTATGGCGTGAAAGAGATAGGGTTATCTCCCTACTCCAGCAAGGTGAGGCGTACCGACAGATGGTAAAAGAATTAGAAAAGAATTATGGATATTATTATTGGGGTTCTATGGATAATTTAAGTCAACTAATACCACGATTAGAGCAAAAATACTTCCCGAAAAAAGAGGAGTCAAATAATGAGCAAAATTGATTTATTAGAGGAGAGATTAAAAGAATTTGAAGAGCAGAAGAAGGAAATTGAAATCAAAATAAGGAATACCAAAATAGAAATAAGAAGGCTAAAAGCAAGTAACAAATTAAAAATGTTTGCCTTAAAGTATAATGGCAATTGGAAGAAGAAATGAAAGAAATTAATAATACAGATTCAATTTTATCAATCGAAACGAGTGAGCCAGACATTCACCAACGAATAATATTTCTCAAGAAGGGGATAGAAAAACAATTCCTAAAGCTGGGAGCTTATTTAAGTCTAGTAAATGATAATAAACTATATCAAGAAAAAGGATATGACACATTTGAAAGTTATATTGCAATGCCTGAATTATCAATGGAGAGAAGGACTGTTTATGCGATTATGGGAGTATATAAAGACTTTAAAGAGTTAGACGATTGCAATCAATCGCACATCGAAATTGAAGATATAGGATATGCAAAGCTCGATCGTATCCGGCAATTTCGCAAGGAAGAAAATTTTACCGAGTGGGTAGAAAAAGCTCGCACCCTTTCACTTTCTGACCCCAACACCGAAATAAGAGAAGCCAAAGGAGAGCCAGAAAAGGTTTACAATCCTAAAAGTAGAATGGTAACATTAACCTGTCCACATTGTGGCAAAAGTTTTGGGTATACTATAAAGGATTAGGAGTAGTATTATGAAAATCATTAATTGTCTATTTGAAATATTTATTCTCTCTATCGGTTTTCTATTGGTAATCTTGCCCGAAATAATCATATTTTCCTTATGGGATATTTACGATTGGATAGGAGATAGGTTAAGATGACCGACCATACCGATGAAGAAAAATTAAGGATAAAAAGGCTTTTAAAGAGAATCCTAAATCAGAAAAGAGCCAAAAGGAAAAGAGATAAAAAAAGAGGGATATGGAGAAGGAAGGAAAAGAGATGATTAAAAAAAGAATGAAAATAAATAGAAAGTTTGTTAGTGATTTAGATATATTAAAAGCAGGAATATGGGTTACTGATAAAGACTATGTGGTGTCAAAAGCAATACTAATGTTATTTTATGGAATTAAAATAAACCAATATTTTGAATTTAGTAGAGATTATAGGAAGTTTGGCTGGAATATAAAATATAATTAAGGAGAAATATAAGAGATGACAAAGCTAAAAATAACTGAATCTGACATCATAAGAGCCGTTAATGATTATTTGCAGATACAAAGGAATAAAAAGAAGCTAATGTTCATCAGGAATAACTCTGGGGCAATTCCCATAGTGGATGGAAAAAACAAGAGGCGCTATATAAGGTTTGGAGATAAAGGCAGTCCCGATTTTCTGGTGTGGTTGCCATATAATAACGAAATGGAATGCGGATTTATTCCAATGTGTAAATGGATGAGAGGTCTTGCTCTCGAAGCAAAATCAGATATTGGGAAACAAAGTATTGACCAAATCGAATGGCAGACAGACTTTGAAAGATTAGGCGGGGAATATTATATTGTTAGGAGTATCGAAGAATTAATTAAGATAATTGGCGATAGTTGCTAAAACACAATTAAAAGTTTAAAATGGAGAGGGGTAAAGAAAGTGAACCTATTCGAGATAAATCATATCAAGCATGTAAGGATAATAGAAAATACAGACAAAATTATCGCAATGCACAATGAAGGGAAAAAGACAACAGATATAGCAAAATTGATGGGGGTATCTCATGCAACCATATATGGGTTACTTATCAAGAAAGGTATTATTGAAAGTACGAGAAAAAAAAGAATATTATATTCACATAAAGAAAAGGTAGAACATAAAAATCTCAAGCCTTTTATGGAGAGGATCAGCCCTGAATTAAGAGCTGCAATAAAAAGAAATACCGAGATTAACAATACCAGAATAAAAACATATTCTAACCCTCCGAAAGATGAAGAAGATAGAGAATTGGAATTAGTAGATAATATAATTGAAATGCCGATAACTGATGTGGCTACAAAAACAAGGAGTAGAAAAGGTTAAAACCTTTATTCAGGTGTCAGGTTGGTAGCTCTGTCCTGGCACCTGCTACTCCTCTAAAAAAGGGGAAAAATGAATAAAAGAACAGAATTAAGACAAAATGTATGGCTGAAATATAACAAACATTGTGCTTATTGTGGAAAAGTTCTGGAATATAAGGATATGCAAATTGACCATATGATATCTAAATATGCAGTAGAAATGTATGGGTATCCAGAGAAAATATTCGGTTCTAATTTTGAAATAAATTGTTTTAATAATCTTACGCCAAGTTGTAGAAGATGTAATCATTACAAGAGAGAGCAAGGTTTAGAAGGATTTAGAATATTAATGAAAACTTTACACGAAAGAATACAAAGCCAATATATTATAAAAGTTGCTATAGATTATGGGCTATTAACAATAAAACCATTTGATGGTAAGTTTTATTATGAAAGATTAACAAATGAAAATAAGGAGAAATAACAGATGTTAACCATAGGCCAGTTAAACAGAATCTATGAGTTGGAAGAACTATTAAACAATTGCGTAGATGATGACAAGGCGATATTATATGAGAGGGAATTAGAGGGATTAGAGGAAATGAATGAGAAAAAAAAGGAAGTTTTGTAAACTATGAATATAAATGATATTAAACTAAACCCAAACAATCCACGTTTTATTAAAGATGACCGTTACCAAAAATTAAAGAATAGCATAAAAGACTTCCCCAAAATGATGAAGTTGAGACCGATTATAATTGATGATGACGGTATGATATTGGGCGGGAATATGCGATACTTGGTAATGAGAGATTTGGGATATGAAGAAATCCCAAAAGGTTGGGTTGTAAAGGCAAGTGAACTTACCGAAGAAGAAAGAAAAAGATTTATCATAACTGATAATATACCTTATGGAGACTGGGATGAGGATAAATTGGCTAACGAATGGGATATAGGGGAATTACAGGAGTGGGGGGTAGATATACCAGAAATAAATAATATAGAAGAAGATTTTAATGAAAAAGAAGTTGATGAAAATATTGAAACTGAAAACGAATGTCCTAAGTGTGGATATAAATGGTAACAGTTATTAGTCTTTTTGCCGGTTGTGGTGGAAGTTCATTAGGTTATAAAATGGCAGGATTTAAAGAACTGCTTGCTATAGAGTGGGAAAATAATGCAGTAGAAACTTTTAGATTAAATTTTCCGGAAGTCCCAATTTGGCAAAAGGATATAAATAAAGTAACCGGTCAAGAGATATTAGATTTTCTTAATATTAAAAAAGGTGAACTTGATTTATTAGATGGCAGTCCACCATGTCAGGGCTTTTCTACTGCCGGTAAAAGAAAAGTTAATGATGATAGGAATGATTTGGTAAAAGAAAATATAAGATTAATTGAAGAATTAGAGCCAAAAGTATTTGTTATCGAAAATGTTTCAGGAATGATAAAGGGCAAGATGAAGGGTTTATTTATTGAATATATGAAGAAAATGAAATCTTTGAATTACCAAGTTAAATGTAAATTAATGAATGCGAAATATTATAACGTTCCACAGTCAAGACAAAGAGTTATTTTTATTGGAGTAAGAAAAGATTTAGGAATAGAGCCAAGTTATCCAGAAGGGAATAAGAAAATAATTAGTGTTAAGGATATATTAAAAGATTGTTCTGATGATATAAAATATTATCCACAAAAAAAAGCAAAAGTAATAAGTTGTAGATTAAAACAATGGCAAGATGGTAGTGATATAATCAAAGATAAATTCTTTAATTTAAAAAAGTTAGCATTAAATAAACCGTCTCGGACAATTACAAAAACAATAAGATTATCGCAATGTGGATTATTGCATCCAAAAGAAGATAGATATTTAACAATTAATGAATTAAAAAGGATAGCAACTTTCCCAGATGATTATGAATTTATAGGTAAATTTGAAGAACAATGGGCAAGAATAGGTAATTCAGTCCCGCCATTATTTATGAAGGCAATGGCTGAACATATTAGGATTAATATATTAGAAAAGGCAGTGAAACTATGAGCGGAGAAAATAAAGTTGATAGTGTAGAAAAAGATAAAAGAGTATATCAGGTAGCCTTAATGTTAAGAAGGAAACCGATACCTTTTATAGTGGATTATATTAAACGTGAGTGGGGTTTGGAAAGAACGCAAGCCTATAACTATATTAAAGAAGCAAAAAATGAATGGCAAAAATATCTCACTAATGTTAAGAGATGGGGAATGGGTTATTATATATCTCAATTGAGGGATTTAAAAGACCAGGCTTATAGTAGAAAAGTTATCATAGGCAAAGGGGATAATAAAGAGTTAATTACCATTGCTGATTTAGGATTAGTTTTTGATATAACCAAAGAAGAAGCAAAGTTGATGGGGATATACCCTGCAACCAAAATAGAACTTGAAAATAAAATTATAGTAAAAAAACCAAAGGAAGATGATGGCGACAATTGAGGTTGACCTTACCAGTCTTAAAGAAATTACGAATCAGATATATTATCCATTATTCAAAAATGACGATAGATATTTAGTTTTATTCGGAGGCGCCGGCTCAGGTAAGAGCTGGTATGTTTGTGAAAAAAACATTATCAGGACTTTAGAAGAAGAAAATAGCCGGATACTGGTTATCAGAAAAGTAGCAAGGACTTTAAGGCGGTCAGTATTTCAGTTATTTCAAGACTACTTTTTAAGGTGGGGGGTAAGTAAACTATTTGATTCCTTAACTTCAACAATGGATATAAAATGCACTAACGGTAATATGATATATTTTGCGGGGATAGACGATCCAGAAAAGATGAAGTCTATTGAGGGGATAACTTCGGTATGGATAGAGGAAGCCTCTGAATTATTATTAAAAGATTTTGAAGAAGTGGATAGAAGGCTGAGAGGTAAGACTAAAGGATATAAGCAAATCATATTAACCTATAACCCAATATCAATATTCAACTGGACAAATGAAAGATTCTTTACAGGGCAGATTAAACATGATGGCAGGTATTGGCATAAAGAGAATACGACTATATTACAGACAACCTATAAGGATAATAAATTTATAGACCAGGAATATATCGATGTATTGGAATCCTATACCGGCAATGCAAGAATGGTTTATACACTTGGGGAATATGGAAAGCTTGAAAATTCGGTATATTCTAATTGGGATATTATTGATGTATTCCCGGATACCGATAAAGAGTTATACGGACTTGATTTTGGGTATGAAAATCCGCAGGCTTTGGTTAAGGTATATTTAAGAGAAAAAAATTTATTCGTACAGGAGATGATGTATGAAAGGAAACAAACAAACCCTATATTATTAGAAGAACTTGAGAAAATGGGTTTAAGAAATAAATTAATTATTGCAGATAACGAAATGCCTTCGACTATTCAGGAAATCAAAAACAATAAATTTAATATTATTCCATGTAAAAAAGGTGAAGGTTCAGTCGAAGCGGGTATTAAATACATACAGGGGCTAAGAATACATATTACTAAAGACAGTCCCAATTTGACGAAAGAAATACAGAGTTACCAAAGAAAGAAAGATAGAGAAGGGAATGCGATAGAAGCAGTAGAGAAGTCCAATGACCATTTACTTGATGCAATGAGGTATGTAGTATTTACTCATTACTATGAAGCAAGAGAAAAATTAATTATACGAGTCCGTTAGGAGGTAAATTATGGATACTAACACAGGAACTGATTTTACATCCGGAATAGAATATTACAAACAAAGAAATTTAAATACTACCAGCATAATTACTTGTCCATTTTGCGGAGCTGATATTTATATATTTTTAGATTATCAAGGTCAAGTCTTTTGTTGGCAATGCGGGAAAGAAATTATTAGATAAAGGAGAACTATGGAATATAACCAAATAATACAAGGGGATAGTTTAACCGTATTAAAGACTTTGCCCGATGAGTCAGTAGATATGATTTTTACTGACCCACCATATATGATATCTCAAAAAGGCTTAAAAATAAATAGAACAAATATACAAAATAGAAGTTTAAGAAGAAATGGTAAAAAATCCAAAGAATTAAATTATGATTTTGGAGAGTGGGATCACTTTAAAAGTAGAGAGGATTTTTTGATATGGACGGATAGTTGGGTTAAAGAATGTTTCAGGATTATAAAAGATACTGGAAATTTTGTATCATTTTTTAGTAAATCAGAAATAAGCCATTTTGAAGATATATTAAATAAATATGGACATGTAAGACAAACAATAGTGTGGCATAAAACTAATCCTGTTCCTCAAATATTTAAAGTAGGGTTTATGAGTTCAATAGAATTTATGAGTTGGGCAACAAAGCAAAAAGGGGCTAAACATACTTTTAACCATCATTTAGGGCAACATCATAATTATATTGAAACTCCAATTTGTATGGGCAAAGAGAGAGAAGACCACCCTACGCAAAAACCATTAAAAGCGGTGACTTGGTTAATTGAATATTTAACCAACAAAGACGATATTGTTATTGACCCATTTTGTGGAGTAGGGACTATACCAGTTGCTTGCAAAGAATTAAGTAGGCAGTATTTAGGGATTGAGTTAAAACAAGAATATATTGATATGGCGAATAAGAGGATAAACAAGATTCCTGAATTATTATTTTAGGAGGTGAGTTATGAGTAGAAGAGTTTATGTATATGATTTTTTTGACATAATTGGCAATTATACAATACTGGAATCTGAAAAGAACTTAAAAGAACTTGAATGGCAAATATTAGTTAATGAACATAATATAGATATGTTACGTGAAAAGCGTATAAATAGAGATAAGCCACCAATGAGAGACCCGATAAAAAAGAGGAGATAGAATTTTATGTTAGAATACGAACTATATCAAAAGATTAATCAAGACTTAAAAGTACACTTTACCAACAAGCTATCTCAAAAAGAAGCTCTAAAGGAAATAGCTGATAAGTGGAAGATTCACAAAAGGTTTTTCCCCAGACTGAAAATAATTATAGCGGTAGCTTATTGTGTAGCTGGCAAAGAGAAATGAATACTTTAAAACAAACAGGAAGGAGATGAATAATAATGGCTAAAAGAATACCGAAAAAAGATGGCAGCGGTGGCGGAAATAGAACAAATAGAGGACGTGGCGGATGTGGAACTACCAGAGGAACAGGGCAAGGTAGAAACACAGGGAAAAAATAAAGTGAAATATATAAAAGAAAGGAGTTGATATATTATGGCAATGAAACCATTTGCTATCGTAACGGATATTAACAAAGTAGTCAGACTCGATGTTTTGAAGCAATACCAGAATGACGCAAAAAGTCAACAGTTAGAGAAGAGCGTATTTGCCAAAGAATATAAAGAGAATAGATTGGTCGAGCCTTTATATGAGCCTTTGATTATGTCAAAACTATTGGAGCTAAATACTTATCACATGAGAGCCTGCAAACAGAAGTCGTTAGATATTGCCGGGAAAGGTTGGGAGCTAGTCGCTGAAAAGGATAATCCTTCAGAGGAACAGAAAACTAAAGTAGAAGAGTTTTTTAATAAACAGGATACCACTATCGAAGAAACTTTTAGAAGGGCACAAATGGACATGGAAGCAGCCGGTTATGCAGGAGTGGAAGTAGTAAGAGAAGCAAATAGCTTTGACGGTGAGGTTCAACTGATAAACCATCTACCTGCTTATACTTTAAGAGTCCATGAAAGCGGTAATAAATACTGCCAGAAATGGAATAATAATAAAGTATGGTTTAGGGATTTTGGATATGATAAGGATATTGATAAAAGTACAGGAGATGAGAAAGAACCCAATTCGCTTGACAGTTCAAAGAGGGGGACTGAAATATTCTGGATGATAAACTACTTCCCTCGAAGTACCTTTTACGGGATATCTGATATAGTACCGGCTATCGGAGCAATAACAGGGGATATTTCAAGACGTGATTACAATATTTCATTCTTCTCTAATTATGGCATACCCGCATATCTTGTTTATATTACCGGAGATTTTGACCCCGGAGAAGAAGACCCCGAAACAAAGAAGACCCCGCTTGAGACTGCTATAGAATCTAAATTCAAAGAACTGGCAAAGAATCCCCAGAGTGTTATGATCTTAACTGTACCCAAAAAAGACAATTCAATGGGCGAAGTTAAAGTCGAATTAAAGGCTATATCAGCAGATATAAAAGAAGCTTCCTTCAGGATGTATAGAGTAGATAACCGAGACGAGGTTATTACTGCTCATGGTGTACCGCCTTACCGTTTAGGGATATTCGAGACCGGCCAGTTATCCGGTAATTTAGGACAGGAAAGCACCATCATTTATAACGATTCAGTTATCATCCCGAAGCAGAAAATATATGAGGAATTTGTAAACTTCTATATATTCCCGACTTTGGGCATAACCGATTGGAAGTGGGAATTAGTTTCCATTGATACAAGAGATGAGGATTTGGAAATAGACAGATGTGTTAAATTAATAATTTCTGGAATGATGACTCCGAACCAGGGGATAGCACATGTAGGTAATAGATATAAATTAGTTCAAACAGAAGATAACCCTGCTATGGATATGCATTATATGAACGGAGTCCCTATTGACGCAGGCGGTTTTATTCCCGAATATGATATTACTTCCATGCTGGATGGTTTAAAATCTAAATTAGTTGAGGTGTTTATAGAAGATGTTAGAAAACGTTATCCTAAAGATGATGATAGAGATAGAGCATTTCAGAAGATCCTTGCAGGCATTCAAGAAAATCCCAAAGGCAATAATAGACGAGGAAAATAAATTAAATAAAGAACTCCTAAAGCTTTTCAAAAAGCCATTCAAAAAGATAATGGACAAGCTAAAGGGTATGGAGAACGTTCCTTCCTCTGATATGGAGATGAAAATTCTTCTATCCGATTTAGCAGATATAGCAGAGGACTTTGGAAATATCTTGTTCAATAACAAACAGGAAACCTTAAATTATGCCAGGGCTAAAACCATCAGCGAAATAGAGAAGGCGAAAAAGAAAGCTAAAAAGGCAAAGAAGATACCAAAGGCTATATCGGGAATTTCCTTTATGGATTACTCTCCTGAACTTTTAAGGTTAATAAAAGAGAAAACCTTTGTAGCCTCACAACATACTCTGGATAGAATAATCGGGGATATCATGGAGAATCTTTCGGAAAGTTATCAAGAAGGATTAGGGATAGTCAAAGCGGCTGATAATCTTAAAGAAGTCTTTGATAGCATGGAAGATTATCAATTGAAAAGGATTGCCAGAACAGAAATTAATGGAGCACAGAATGAGGGGGCTTTTTTAACCGAGCAGGAATTAGAATTAGAATATGACCAATGGTGGTCTGCTGGAGATTCACGTGTCAGAGGTACTGACCCCAAAGATACAGCAGACCATGTTTATATGCATGGACAGATAGCCAGAGTAGGGAAGCCTTTTAGTAATGGTTTAACTTACCCCGGTGATAGAACTGGGGATATTTCGGAATGGATTAATTGTAGATGTAGATTAGTACCCTTCTTTATTCCAGAAGGTTACAGAGCACCTGATATGGATTACTTTTACGAATGGGACTTAATAAAGGTGGAATGAGGTAACAATATGGGCTTAGGTAAAAAATGGTCTGAAAAAGAAATAGAATATTTAGATGAAAATTGGGGCAAAAGTACCCTTGCTTCTCTTTCTACCCATTTAAAAAGGACTAAAAAAGCAGTTGTTTTGAAATCAAAAAGATTAAAATTAGGGGCAAGCACAAGAGCAGATGAATACCTTACAGCAAATCAAGTGGCGGTTTTATTAAACATTAATAACCATACAGTTTTAAGGTGGATAAAATATCATCATTTAAAAGCAGATAAAAAAGTACTTCTTTACAAAAGACGATTCTTTTTAATTAAGCATAGTGATTTATTAAAATGGTTAGAAAATAATCAAGATAAATTCGATAGCAGAAGAATAGATTATTTAAATCTTGGCTATGAGCCTGAATGGCTACAAAGAAAAAAAGAAAGAGATAAAAAACTTCCTATAAATAGATTTAAGATATGGACTAAATTTGAAGTACAAAGGATTAAAAAATTATCACGAAACATGACTTATAAAGAAATCGCTAAAATTATGGGCAGGTCGCATGATTCAATAGAAAGGAAATTTGGGAGATTACAAGATAGACAAAAACTATTACAGATAAAGGAAGTAACCTATGCCAATAACGCACAATAAAAAAAAGATAGTTAGCTGTAGTTGCGGAAAGAATTGCCTATTTAAAATCTATGACGATAACCTTATTGAAATAAAGTGTCCGAAGTGCGGAGAGTTTGTTTATTATGAAATTAAGAAAAAATTGACAAATAATAATTTAACTTCTATAATGTTGATTAAAGGGCAGTTGCCTATAAAATAATAAATATAAAATTAAATAAATAGAAATCAGAGTGCCATAGAGCGCCATAAGACGGCGCTCTTTTTTTTGTATATAAGAAGGAGGCGATGTGAACTAAAAAGAGATATCAATTAGTAAATCTAAGGAGGTTAAAAGATTATGACCGTTAATAAAGATAGGGACAGAAACCAAAGTATGGAAGGGAAAATTGATGTCATTAGAAAAGAGATGTATAATCAATTCCCTTCTTATTATTCAATCTGCACCTTTGACGATGCAGTAATATATATAGATGATATTTCAAGCAAACTGTTTGAGATGTTTTACGCTATAGATTCGGAAGGCAAAGTAGTATTCGGAGAACCTAAAGAAGTATCTGAAACCTATGTCCAGAAAAGAATCTTTTCAGAGTCCTTTGATTTTACCGATATTCAAAAAGTTGGGGAAGCAACAAAAAGTATTGAATCGCTTGTTAATGAATGGGGAGAATATAAAGGGGATAAAGAAAAGTGTTTGAAGGCTATTAAAGAAAAGGAAGGGATAATAAATCCTGAGGCTCTTTATGCCTGGCTGTTTTATGAAGCAGAAGGAAAATGGCATACAATAAAGACAAGCGAAAAAGGAGCTGAACTTACCGGGCCAATAGTATTTAAAAATGATGAACAGAGAATAGTCTTTGCACCTGTATTAGTTCCCGGTGAGCCAGACTATGATTATGATAAAGGGGAAATGATACTTACCAAAGATGAAGTCCAGAGAATTGCCTGGAATTGGATGGAAGATTATGCCAATATCGATGTTATGCATGGACTTAATAACGTTGCCGTTCCGGTAGAAAGTTATCTATTGCCTGTAGAATGGACGGTAACTGCTTATGGTAAGTCAATGACCCTTCCTGTAGGAACTTGGATCATGGCTGGCAAAGTTAAAGATGATATTGTCTGGAAGGATATCAAAGAAGGGAAGCTTACAGGATTTTCAGTTATGGGAATACCTAAAACCGCGTTGAAGGGGATAATAGAAAAGGCAGCCAAAGGTCTGAATATTGCAGTAGAATTTAATGCTGCTCTAAAAAGAGTATTACTAAAAGATTTGGGGGCTGGCTGGCTTGCTCCATTTGTTTCCATAGTAGATGAGCCATGCGTGCCTAAAGCAAAATTCTTTGCCATTAAAAGCAAGGATGTAGAAATTGATGAAGTAAAGAAAAAAGGTATTCTGGAAAAAATTAAAGATGCCTTTACGGTAGAAAAAAAAGGTCGAGTTATTTCTGATTCTACTTTCGGAGATTTAAAGAAAGCTTGGGAATCTCTAGGCAAGTTAATCACGAAAGCAGAAGGAGAAAGAGGAAAAGATACAAATAAACAAAAGGAGAGTGAAGAAGAAATGACAAACGAAGAAATTCAGGTATTAGTTGAGAAGGCTATTGATGAGAAGTTGAAACCTATATCCGAAAAATTGGAGCTGATTACTAACAAATTAGCTGAAAAGAAAGAGCCAGAGCCAGAACCTGCACCTAAGGCAGTTGAACCAACAGAAGAAGAACTGGCTAAAAAGGCAAAGGATGAGGATATAGTTTCGAAACTTCAAGAGAAAGTAAAAGAGTTAGATGAGTTTATTAAGAAAGGCAAATCCAATGCAATTCGGGGCGATGACAACTTGACAGTTAAAGACGAGAAAGAAATTGATGATAATAGAGATCCGCTTGGACGAGCCAAAAAGAAAAGATATTAAAAACAGAAAGGAGAGTGATAAAAAATGATAATGGATAATGAAAGTTTATTAAAGATAGTTGATTCAGCATTGAAAGATACAGGGATAGTAGAAGTTACCACATTAGGAACATCTATCTTGCAACCGCAGAAATTCGATAAGTTTATCCGAACCGTTCAGGACAACACAGTAATTTTACCGGAAGCAAGATATATGAAAATGGAATCGCAAATAGTAGATATAGACAGAATTGCCTTTATCGGAAGGGTATTTGATAGTTTACAAGGTGATGGTGGGACAACTGAAAGAACATTAACTGATCCAACCGAATATGCAAAACCACAATTTAGCACCAACCAACTTATTGCTGTAGGATTACAGGCTATAGTAGGAATTAAGGATACCGCAATGAGGAGAAATATCGAAAAAGGTAATTTGGAAAATACCATCCTTTCTCTTTTAGGAGAAGCTGGTGGAAGGGATTTAGAGGAACTTGCTTTGTTAGGTAATAAGGATATACCTTATGCAACAGATAGAGTCTTATGCAAAACTGATGGCTGGATAGAGAAAGCAGTCAATAAAATATACGGTGGAGTAGGTGGAGATTTTGACCCAGAGGCTGAAGAGGGCACATTATTTCCGGAGAATATGTTTGAAGCTGCTTTGGATGCTATCCCAAAAGTATATCTTACCACTCTTTCGGATTGGAGATTTTATGTTACTTGGGAAGTGGAACAGGCATATCGTAAAATATTAAAATCAAGAGGGACTCCGTTAGGGGATACTGTTTCGACACAAGCTTTACCACTTGCATTCCAGGGGATTCCTGTAGTTAGAGTTCCGATATTAGAAAGGTCAAAAACTTATAATGCAGAAACTCATGAAGCCGGGAAAGTTTGCTTATTCTCCCATCCTGACAATATGATATGGGGGGTATTCTATGAATTGACCTTAGAAAGAGAAAGAGAAGCTAAACTTCATAGAACTGACTTTGTGGGAACTGTAGAAGTAGACGCTAATTATGAAGATGAAAATGCAGCTGTGGCAATGTACATCGACCAGGCTCCTCCGGAAACATCTTAAAGGTAGGAGTTTAATTAACGCATATAGCAAAAGATAGGGGAGTTTAAAAAGCTTCCCTATCTTAATAATAAAAAGGAGAACGGCAATGGAAATAGGGATTGTAGGAGTTGGTGTAGTAGGAGGTTCTTTCTTAAAATTATTAACAGTGCAAGGGCATTCCATAAAGAAGCTGGATATATACAAGAACTATTTTGATGATATAAGTAAATCGGATATTGTATTTATCTGCATTAATGATACCGATAAAGAGATGACAAATATTAAATCAGTAGTTAAAGACGTGGTAAAGAAAAATCAAAAAGGGATTATTGTTATCAGGACTACACTTATACCAGGGACTACAGATGAATTTATAGAACTATATCCAGAGAGAAGGATAGCATTCCTTCCGGAATTCCTTACAGAAAGAAATGCGGAATATGATACCTTCCATCCAGATAAAGTAATTATTGGGACTGAAGATAAAGAAGTATTTGAAATATTGGGAAAATTATTTGAAGATATAATCTACCAGGAAAGAATAATTCAGGTAAAGCCTTTGGAAGCAGAATTAATTAAAGTAGGTCTTAATGCTTTGGCAGTAATCAAAGTAGTCTTTGCAGAGCAGATGTTTGATTTGGCTTCTCATTATGGGGTGGATTATATGAATATATACAAAGGATTTCACCTGGATAAATTTACCAAAGGAGAGCATCTAATAGCTGGGAAGGATGGATACAGAGGAGCAAGCGGGAAATGTTTACCTAAGGACATTGGGTTTTTATGCTATGCCGGGGAAAAGAATTCCATTAACTTTCCTTTAATAGATTTGGCTCAACAATTAAACATATATTATTTAAAAATGAAGGAGTAAGGTAATGGTAGAAAGGTCTATTGAATATAAAAGATGGTATGGAAAATTTTTAGGTAGAGGGCAAAGCCATGCTTATTGGATGTATAAAATCATAGAGGATGTTTTGAATGATAATAAACAGATAAAAGGTATAATCGAACTCGGTTATGGGAGAGGAGCTTTATCATTATTCCTGGGTTTGGAATGTTATGAAAGAGGGTTAAAGCCTTTATTGACTTATGATATATTGCCATTTAATGAGTCCAGACTTACCAAATTATTAAACATAAGATTTATCAATAGAGATTATTACCATGAGAATTCCATCAAAGAAATAACCGAATATATTAATAATGAACCTATCTTATTTATTTCTGATGGTGGCGATAGAGTAAAGGCTTTTAATTATTTTGTTGGGATATTAAAAAAGGGTTCTGTATATGCTTCGCATGACTGGGAATCAATTCCAGGAAAATCACCTCAAAGACTAAATGATATAACTTCTAAAGATACAGTAATAAAATATTCCTTAGAACCTTTATATAGAGAGGAATGGAATTATTCTCCTGATTATATTAAGACTTGTTTCTGGAGAAAAACAATATGAGGATTTTGGTAACCGGCTCAAAAGGAATCATAGGACGAAAATTAATAGAGGATTTAAAATTAAGAGGCCATAGTGTATTTGGCATTGACTTGTTACATCATGAAGGGGAAATAGGATTTATTCAAAGGGTGAGTAATGAGTATTGGGAATATGCCAGATGTGATATAGGAGAATATAGGCAAATAGAGGGGATCATCTTTGAAGCTGGGGCTTTCGATTTAGTTTATAATTGTGCAGCAGAATTCGGAAGGTGGAATGGAGAAGATTATTATGAGCAGATGTGGAAAAGTAATTTAATAGGCTTAAAAAATATTATCAGACTTCAGGAAAAATATAAGTTTAAATTAGTACACTTTTCAAGCTCGGAAATCTATGGTGATTTTGATGGAGTGATGACAGAGAACGTTCCCAAAGAAAATGTTATCAATCAAATGAATGATTACGCCATATCAAAGTGGGCTAATGAATTACAGATAAGAAATTCCCGGATAATGTACGGAACGGAAACAGTTATTGTAAGACTATTTAATACTTACGGACCAGGGGAATATTACCATCCCTATCGAAGTGCGATATGTAAATTTTGTTACCATGCCTTAAAAGGATTACCAATAACAATTTATAAAGGGCATTATCGTTCCAATAGTTACATCGATGATTGTGCAAAGGCAATAACCAATATAACTGACAACTTCATATCGGGCAGAATTTATAATATCGGAAGTGATGAGTATTGTAATATGGGTAAAGTTGCCAATATTATTTGGGATTATACCGGGGCTGACAGAAAATTAATAAAATGGAAAAATACAGAAGAAATTCTTACAACAAAAAAGAAACAAGTTGATATTGAATTATCGATTAAAGAATTGGGATATAAGTCAACCGTTGGTTTAGAAGAGGGGATTAAACGAACCATTAAATGGATGAAAGAATATTATAAAATATAGGAGTATGTTATGAATAAAAAAGTAATAATACAAATGCCTTTAAATACTTATATAGGTGGGAAAAAGAATTCAGAAAACGAAACGAATGAAGAATGGATAAAATATAGGATAATGCTATTTACAGGATATTGCTTAAAAAGTCTAAAAGCACAAAGTAATCAAAATTTTACTGCTTTAATTAAATGCAGAGAGGAAACTATTCCATTCATAAAAAAGGAAATGGGGGAACTTCCTGATAATGTTTTAATAGTAGGGGTTGTTGAATATGAACAAAAGATTAAAGATTTAATAAAAGGGCATGAAAATCTTTATCTGGTACGAGTTGACTCTGATGATATGTGGAAAAAGGACTTTATTGAATGGCTTCATAATTATACTCCAAAACCAGAAACCGAACTATTACTCAATCAGTATTGTTACAATTATGATATTTACGAAGATAGATTAGCTTTCTACTTTCTCATTTCTCCTCAATCTTATGTTTTATTATATAAAGTAAGTGAATATTTAGAAGGTAAAAGATATAGTTTGCCTGGTGGGCATAGGTCGGCAATAATAAAGATTCATGAAATTATACCTGGAGCGAACTATCTGGATACCATTCATAAGGTTAATATTTGTTCACACTTTTTAGGGCATGGTGGATTTAAAGAATGGAGAGAAATAAAAGAAGAAGGGGAGAAGAGAAGCATATTAGAAGAATTCGGATTATATGGAAAGGAGTATATCCATGAAAAAGAATCCGTTTAAGGATAAGAAGATAATATTTAGGCTTCATCCTAATTGGCATGATGGGAGCAGTTATAAATTCCCCTATTTCTTAAAGAAGGCATTTGGTATAGAAATTACAAGAGAAAAGATAGATGGAAAGTATGATTTAGGAATATGTAAAGGGGATTGGTATACTTTCCATAGGGAATTTATGGACAAGGGCATTCCTTATCTGTTATTGGAGCATGATATTTATAGTTTTAGATTTGGATTAAATGAGAAATCGTATGCCCACGATAAGGAAAAAATAGAAAATGCTGTAGCAGTAATATTCACCTCAGAAGATTATGTTGAATATTATGAAGATTTAAAGAAGAAATATGGATGGCATATCCCTAAATATGTTGTTATACATAATAAACCATTAACAAAGGATCTTAAATTCACCCCCAGAGAAAAATTAGAAGGATTACATTTGGTTTTAGAGGGCGGACTTTCTATATGGAAAAAGAAAGATGACCCCTATCATTACAAAGCATATAATTATATATTTGAGCAATTTATCAATGCAGGATGGAATGTGCATATTTACCCCACCAAGGTAGCATCTATGTTGGCTAAATCAGAGGCGTATAAAGCTCTGGGATGTATAATACATGAATGGATTCCATGTAAAGATTTATATCAGGAAATTAGCCAATATACAGCAGGCTTCCAGGGATTCAACTCTATCAATACTCCCGAATCATCTTTAAAGTTTGCACAAGCATGCAGACCAAATAAAATATATGATTACCTTGCTTCCGGGATACCGACTATCGGTTATAATGGTAAAAACGCTATGGAAATATATCGGGATAAATGGGGGGTAGTCATTGATGATTTAAAGCCTGAAACATTAGCGGCAATTCCAGAAAGATTAAAGAAAATAAAGATAACTAAAAAGATGAGAAATGACAATGTTTTAGAGAAAGAAAGAGATAAGTTTGAATATATCATTAACGTGGCTTTAGAAGAAGCAGAGAATAAAGACAGGGTAAAATATAATATCGGTAAAAATCCTTTTGAGAATACTGTTAGTAATCCCTTTGCAAAGAAATTCCCTATAAAAATAACTGTTGAAAACAAGACACCTTGTATTATAACGAGAATAAACAGATCATTCTTACCTCACAGTATATC